GACAGCGACTTCTCTGAGTGCTGTGAGTGTTTTTTCAAGTCCATGTTTCTTTCCACTAGTCAATTCGTTATCCATTATCCCTGTAAGGCTAACACCTAGTAATCTCTCCTCTTCAGTGTTGTTCTTCCATACCTTACGTAAATAAGGAAACTTAGTTAAGGTAGCCTGTGCTGTGCCAAGTATAGTTGCAAGCACAACCTTCCTCTTCAAGTCTTCAAACCTATCTTTCTCTCGTATCACTACTTCTGTTAAGTTACAGAACTGATAAGGTCTAAGTATTATTTCACTGCAAGGATTAGTACCAAACTCATAGTCAGCATCTCTTCTGCCAAACTTCTTTGCTTGTTCCTTTGCAGATATCCTATTAAATATACCACGCTCTCCTGACTTTGACTCAACTAGAGATGTCCACTCTCTTAGGAATGTCTCCCCATCAGGCTTGTCGGTGTAGCACACAGAGTTATTAGCGAGTGCCATCTGTGGTGCTGTCTCCCACCACTGTCCGGACTTAGCGTGACGCATACGTCCATCAGATAGATTAGACAAGCTAATCATAGCAGAACGTCTAACACCACCGGAGACTACAACCTCTCCCACCTTACACATTAAGTTGTGACAGTCGTAGCTTGACAGTTTACGTCCGGCATTGTGCTTGAATAATGCTGTGGTAAAGTTGAATAAGTCAACAAGAGGTGCAGGACCTGATGCTCTACCACCAAATATCTTTAGTCTAGAACCTGCAGGTCTTATCTTTGATACGTCCCAATGTGGAGACTCCCCCATATAAAGATGTCCTATAAGCTTGCGTAATGCTTTTGCCCATCCCTCTTTGCTATCTTGCACGTCTATGACAGTTGTAACTTGCTCTATCGTTTGTGGTATTTCAGGAAGCTGATTAACATACTGTCTCTCCACGGAGAACCCAACACCTGTGCCACATAGCAATATATACATTGCCTCGTCAAAAGACTTTGGATCATCAACAGGCAGATAGCTACAGTTGTATCCTGCAGTGTTGTCTCTTTCAAGAGCAAGACCTGCTGTCATCAACGCTCTCATAGACGGCATAACTTCTAAATTAGTTATGGCATCTTTTATCTGTTGCACAGGCAGGTGTCCCTTGACCTTCAATGACATGAAGTCAACGTACCTGTTAACAGTTTCTTCCCACGTTTCTCTTCTGTTTTCGTTTGGTAGCCATCTAGCGTATCTAGAAATAGCTATAAATTTCTGATAATCGTTCATATCTTTGTCACCTTTATGCTGTTAATTTCAATGTCGTCAATATCATAGAGAAGATCTTTAACTATGTCAGATATAACTTTCTCACCCTCTTTTTTCTTAGATGCTGAGTCACAGGTCACAGGTAGATGGCTAGACTCGTCATCTATCTCAACCTCTGCTGTAATCTTAAACTTCATCCTAACATACTCCTGTTATCTATATCCCTAATCATTGCCTTGAGATACCACTCTGCCTTTTTTAAATCTTCAATACCGTTCTTGTATCGCCAACGATGAAGATATTTTATCACATTACCTTGACAATAGGAAGAGAACTCTGCACCTAGTTGTTGCTGAATATAATCAATACACTCCATACCACCATTGTTGTAGTGTGGAGGGCTGTTAACCTTATCTACTTCCACTTGCTCAGTGTCCCTAGTTGTATTCGCTTCTTCTTTTCTGTCAACCATTTTTTAGGTATCTCCTTATCTGTCCATTTAAATCCATACTTGTCACACCAATCGCAGTATCTAGTTGCTGATCCTTTGTTAATAACATTGTACGCATTTTGAAACAGAAAGCGTATATCTAACTCCGGATACTGCTCTTGTATTAGCAGATGCTTTACCCTGTCCTTGGCTTTGAACCACCCTTTCGCCTCAATAATAATACCATTGTTAAGAACAAAGTCAGGCTTATAGAGTCTAAACATTTGTACTGCGTATCTGATAGACATCTTTTCATATCGAATCCTTTGTTTAAGGAGGCGCAACTCTTTGGCTACGCTCTCCTCAAACTTGCTCCTAAATTGTATCTTGGGCATCAGCTAACTTTACATAGTTTATCAAAGGTGGTGTAGCAGACTTAGAAACTTTTGATGGAAGAACCTGAAGATTGTCCCAACACTTTTCTCTGTATGAGCATAGACTACACTCAATACCTAGTTTCATATTACCACTAGGCTTGCCATAATATGTTTCAGCTACAGGCTCGTAGCATCTCTCAAACGGCTCGTCATTATTTATATAGTCTATCGTGCTTTGTATCTTCTCCATTTCTTCTTCAACATCTACGTTACTAGCACTAACGTATTTGAAGTTTCCGTTTGCCTTGTTTACAACCCACCATCCACCGACAGGAACACCTTTCGCTTTTGAGTAGCCAACGAGTTGTGACACATACCCAAAGCTGTCTTTGCTCTGTAGTGTTTCAAAATCTATGAACTTGTTTTCATACGCCCAAGGGGAGGCTGACTTAACGTCATCAACCTTCCCATTTAATACGAGGTCATAAGTCCCATCAACATGTCCCCCCTTTATTGGTAAAGAAACCTGCTCACTGTCATCAAACTTTACGTCTGCCGCCCTTAGTAAGCCTTTAAACACAGCTT